GCAATATTGATTGGCCGATAGTTATTGAGGGTGAAAGTTTCAATCTTCAGTACGGAGATCTTCTTGTGTTCTGGGGTGCTGGTCAAGTACACTGGAGAGAGCCAATATTGTTTAAAGAAGGAGACAATACTGAGGTTTTGACAATGCATTTCTCAACAAGAGAAGATTTTGAAAAGTTAAATAACATTTCTCGTGATCCAGAAAAAAGAAAAGAAAGACTAGCAACTTGGCAAGCAGATCCAGTATTTGCACAATACAATAAAGATTTTTTTGAAAAAGAAGATGCCTTATTAAACTTAAAAATTCTTAGCAAAGGAAAATAAATGCAAAACGAAGTTACAACAATAGATATGGTAAACGGTCTTGCAGAAATTGCAGACTATATGGAAGATGAAGAACTAACTACAGCATTAACATTTATCGCAAAAATCATCGTTAAGCCAGATATTCCTTTAAATGTCGCTACTGTTGAAATTGTAAGACTTCAGGCTATAGCAGCAAAGATGGCTTTTAAAGCAACATGGATGGCTAATGTTGACAAGTCAGATCGTGGCAAGAAGAATCTTTATTACACAGCAGCAGAATCAATTAACAATCTAGTATCTGCATTAAAATACATAACTCGATAGTCTGCTATACTTATACTAATAGAAACGAGAAAATTAATGACGAAAAATTTATTGCACACGGTTATGATTAAGCCAGAAGAAAAGCCAATTCACCGCATGGATATCGCGGGACTTGAGGCAAAGATTAAAGAAGGCTATACGATTACTCGTGTAGACAAGCACACAACAAAGAAAACTTTTGCTCCATCCACGATTGCCTATGGTCACGGAGAGTGTGCAAGATATTGGTATCTTGCTTTTGATGGGCAGATGTTTGAAGACAATGCAGATGCATACGCAGCAGCAAACATGACTGCTGGAACATTGTCACATGCAAGAATCCAGAATGCAATGATGAATGCTGGAATAGTTAAAGTTTATCGTGATGAAGACAACGAGGCTACTACAGAGTTTAAGATCAGAAATGAAGATCCACCTATCTTTGGATATGGGGATGTCATGTTTGATTGGCAAGGAGAGGAACTCATTGGTGAAATTAAAACAATGATGAATGAAGGGTTTGAATATAGAAAGGCATCAGGTAAAGCCAAGAATGGTCACTTAATGCAATTGCTTATTTATATGAAGATCTTAAAGAGACCAACTGGCGTAATGATTTATGAAAACAAAAATAATCACGAACTCCTTTTGATCCCTGTAGATGTAAACGATCATTACCGTCGGTGGGTAGACCAGGCATTTGATTGGATGAGACTAGTTCGCAAGACATGGGAAGATAGAACCCTGCCAAACAAAAACTATAGATCAAATTCCAAGATATGCAAGTCATGCCCAATTAAAAAAGCATGTGAGTCTGCAGGTCCAGGCGTACTAAAAATAGCGCCTCTGGAGATTCTCGGTGAAGAACTGTAAGTTTTGCGATAAAAATTTTAGTCAATCAGTATCTTACCAAATATACTGTTCTCCAGAATGCAGAGATCTAGCAACAAAAGAAAAAATTGCTGAAAGATATCTTCATTCAAAAAGACAAAAGAGAAGAGGGAAGACAAGGCTTTGTCGGTCTTGTTCTTCTCCGCTCTCGATATATAACGATGACGCAATTTGTTCTTCTTGTGCAATAAATCCAGATGCAGTTACAAAAGCAATTAAACAAATAAAGGGTAAAACAAATGGTAAAGAATAAGTGGGGCCTAGAGATAAAGCCACAAAGAATTTGTGCTATTGATGCCAGCACTAATAGTCTTGCCTTTGCCCTGTTTAATGGAGATGATCTTGAGTCTATAGGAAAAATAAACTTTGAAGGAAATGATGTCTATGAAAAAGTTATGGATGCTGGCAAAAAAGTAAAAGCATTTTTTGATATCTATGGTGGTTTTGAAGCAATCATTATCGAGCACACGGTGTTCATGAATAGCCCAAAGACTGCAGCAGACCTTGCACTAGTTCAGGGAGCAATCCTTGGATCGGCAGGACAAACTGGAACTAAGGTCATAGGAAAAGTGTCTCCAATAACATGGCAAAACTATATTGGAAATAAAAAAATATCAAAAGACGAGCAACTATACATACGGTCACAGAACCCAGGAAAGTCAGCATCTTGGTATAAATCTTATGAAAGAAATCTTCGCAAGGAAAGAACAATTAAGTTTATTAATACTATCTATGACAGATCTATTACAGACAACGACGTAGCAGATGCTTGTGGTATTGGTCATTGGGCACTAAAGAATTGGGGAAAAGCAATTGGAGTTGACAACTAGTATCATGGCTGCTAAACTATATACAAGTGAAACTTTTATGCGTAAGAGATATCTTGTGGATAAGAAGACACCAGAAGAAATTGCAAAGGAATGTGGGTGCTCCTTAGAGACCATCTATGTTTACCTTGCTAAATTTGGATTAAGGAAATCAAAGCGATGAAAAAGATTAAATATATTTTGTTTGTAGTCTCTCTAGTGGCAGCAGTTGGTATTTCATATGCAGCACTAACACTAAAGGGAATGCCAGATACTTTTGAAATGGAGGACGACGATGAGTGAGAATTTAAATATAACAGTTGATCAAGTAAATAACCCAAGGCACTATACTTCTGATCCATCTGGTATTGAGTGTATCGAGATTACTCGTCACCGAAATTTTAATATCGGAAATGCTTTCAAGTATCTTTGGAGAGCAGGCCTTAAGGATGAAGAAAAAACTATTCAGGATTTAGAGAAGGCAATTTTTTATATCAAGGATGAAATTAATAGACTAGAGGGCAAACATGTCAACTGAAGATGATCTAGTCAAACATCTTGACCAAGTTAATCAGGTTGTAGAGGAATATCTAAAAGGAAATGACCCCACTGTAATCTCAAAGCAGTTATCAATTCCACGACAAAAAGTTGTCACACTTATTAATGAGTGGAAGGTTATGGCATCTGCTAACGATGCCATTCGTGCTCGTGCCAAAGAAGCCCTTGCTGCAGCAGATACACACTATAGCAAGTTGGTCTCTCGTACATACGAAGTTATTGATGAGGCCTCTATGACTAACAATCTTAGCGCAAAGACTGCTGCAATCAAACTTGTAATGGACATTGAGTCTAAGCGTATTGATATGCTACAGAAGGCTGGTTTGCTTGAGAACAAGGAACTTGCTGAAGAAATGATGGAAATTGAAAAGCGTCAAGATATTCTTGTTCTTATTTTAAAAGATATAGCATCAGAATACCCACAGGTTCGTGATGAGATCATGCGTAGACTTTCTGCATTTGCAAAAGATAATGAGGTGATTACAGTTGTCCACGATGTTCAATGAGTTCCTTGAGGCACTTCAGGATGATCACTTTGAAGAGACCCCAGTTGATGCAAGAACATTTGTTGAGGGCGAAGCATACCTAGGACAGCCACCACTATCAGATATTCAATACGATATCGTAGAGGCAATGAGCCAGATCTATCGTAAAGAAGACTTGATCAATATCATGGGTGAAGAAAAGGGTACTCAGTACTACAATAAGTACACAAAAAATGAGATCATCCTGCAACTTGGCAAGGGATCTGGAAAAGATTTCACATCAACCGTAGCATGCTCATACATCGTGTATAAACTTTTATGCCTAAAAGACCCAGCAAAATATTTTGGTAAGCCCTCTGGAGATGCTATCGATCTAATTAACGTTGCTATTAACGCTCAACAGGCTAAGAATGTTTTCTTTAAAGGTTTTAAATCAAAGATTGAAAGATCACCTTGGTTTGCAGGAAAGTACTATGCAAAGGCTGACTCGATTGAGTTTGATAAATCAATCACGGTTTACTCTGGTCACTCAGAGCGTGAGTCACATGAGGGTTTAAATCTTCTTCTTGCAGTTCTTGATGAGATTTCTGGTTTTGCATCTGAGGTTGGAACAGGAAATGAACAAGGAAAGACTGCTGACAACATCTATAAGGCTTTTCGTGGTTCAGTAGACTCTCGCTTCCCTGACCTTGGCAAGGTGGTTTTGCTTTCTTTCCCACGCTATCCAGGCGATTTTATTTCAGAAAGATACGACGATGTGGTTGCTGAAAAAGAAGTTATAGAAAGAACGCATAAGTTTACAATTAACCCCTTGCTGCCAGAAGATAGTGCAGACAATACGTTTGAAATTTCGTGGGATGAAGATCAAATCACATCATATAAATACCCAGGAGTGTTTGCATTAAAGAGACCTACGTGGGAAGTAAATCCAACACGTAAGATTGATGACTTTATGATTGCATTCATGACTGACCTTGGAGATGCAATGATGCGCTTTGCATGCGTTCCAACCTTTGCCTCTGATGCATTCTTTAAACAGGCAGACAAGGTAAGAGCCTGTATGACCTTAAGAAATCCTGTGGATAACTTTAAAAGGTTTGATGAGGTGTTTAAGCCAGACCCAACCAAAAAGTATTATGTTCATGCTGACCTTGCACAAAAGCATGACAAATGTGCCGTTGCAATTGCCCATGTAGAAAAATGGGTAAACATTCAAGTAATTAACAATTACGAGCAAGTAGCGCCAATTGTAGTAGTAGATGCAGTAGCATGGTGGGAGCCAAAGATAGAAGGACCAGTAAATCTGTCAGAGGTAAAGCAGTGGATTCAGAACCTCAGAAGAATTGGGTTTGATATTGGAATGGTCTCATTTGACCGTTGGCAGTCTTTTGATATTCAAAACGAATTAAAACAGGTAGGAATGAAAACGGATACTGTCTCTGTTGCAAAGAAGCACTATGAGGACATGGCAATGCTTGTGTACGAAGAAAGGCTTGCTATGCCAGCAATTGATTTGCTGTTTGATGAATTGACACAATTAAAGATTATGAAAAATGATAGAGTTGACCACCCACGTAAAAAGTCAAAGGACTTGGCTGATGCTGTGTGTGGTGCTATTTTTGGGGCTATATCTCATACTCCTAAAAATACAGACACTGAGGTAGAGGTTCATACTTTTAGGGATAGGCCTAAGCAGGTTGACGAACTACCCGACAACGTGATACAATATAAACCTAGCCAAATAGAAGAGATAAAAGACTATTTGGACAGACTAAAAACACTATAAACAAGGAGAAATAACGAATGAATTCATTCAAGAAGATCGCACTAGCCATGGTTGCAGCCATGACTTTGGGCACACTCGTAGCAACACCTGCAAGTGCTGCTGTAATGACAGTCGCTGTATCGCTTGACTCTGTAGCAAATACTACAGCATCAGCAATCGCAACGCCTGCATCATTGCCAGTACCTGCAGATAACTCAGTTGACGCTGCTGACGCACTAAAGTTCGTCGCAACAGTTGACGTAGGAACAAGCGTTTCTGTAACAGCAACAAACGCAACAATCGTGTCTGCACTACACACATCTGCTGCACCAGTAGGAGCATCATCAGGATCATCATCTTTGACAATTGCAACTGGTACAGGAACAACAGCAACATTCTATGTCTACACAAAGACAACAGCAATTGGTACAGTTGTAATTAACAACCAGGGAACCACTCTTACATACTATGTACAGGGAACTGCTGGCAAGATTAACTCTCTTGTAGTGTCTGCACCAACATCAGGTGCTGCTGGTACAAAGCAAGACATCACAGTAACTGCAACAGATACATTTGGTAACAAGGTATCAGGTAAGTCAATTACTGCAACAGTGTTTGCTGCAACAGCAACACTAGATACAACAACAGCAACAACTGGTGCTACACTTTCAGACTTTGGAGTTGCTACATTTAAGGCAACACTTCCAACAACTGGAACACGCTCACTAATCACATTTGCTCCAACAACTTCAACAGATGCAACATCTGCAGATGTAGTTGGTCTACCTGCTCGTGCACTAGCACCATTTGCAGAAATCGCAGTTCGTGATCTAGTATCAGAACTTGCTGCACAAACTGCTGCTAAGGATGCAGCGCTTGCTGCTAAGGCTGCTGCTGATGCTGCAGTTCTAAAGGCTGCTACAGATGCTGCTGCTGCAAAGGTCGCTTCAGATGCTGCTCTTGCAGCAGAGAAGGCTGCTTCAGCAAAGGCACTAGCAGATGCAAAGGTTGCTTCAGATGCAGCACTTGCTGCTAAGGATGCACAGATTGCTAAGTTGACTGCAGACAATGCAGCAACATTGGCAAAGATCAAGGCATCATTCAATGCACTTGCTAAGCAGTGGAATGCAAAGAATCCAAAGGCTAAGGTTGCTTTGCTTAAGTAATTAGTCCAACACTAAAGGGGTTGCCAATTGTGGTAGCCCCTTTTTTGTGCAATAAAATGGTATAATCATCCTATCAGACATCCAGTCTGCAAGGGGGAAAGGCAATAAAACGATTACTACGCATAGCAACAGCCACTATATTAGCCTTTGGATGGCTTCTAATAGCCCCTACAGACGCACACTCTGACGACCCACTAACAGTAGCAGCAGGAAAGATTCAAAACCTCAATAGCGCAGTAGATAAATTAGACTACAAAGATGGCCTAATAAGCCTAATTGACATAGCAGAGAACAAGTTTTCCTATGCCAAAAACCTGGGGGATGTAAGAGATGCTGCTACCCAAGCCTATGAAGATGCAGTAGAGGCAGAAGAATTAGCCCTAGAAGAAGTAGAACTTGCTCAGTCAAATGTGGATGGGCAGACAGCCACAGTAGCCCTTGCTCTTGAGAATAAGGACAATGCTTTTGAGGCCAAGAATGATGCACAGGATGCTCTCAACATAGCCAATATTAATCTTCAAACAGCCCAATCAAACCTACAGTCCGCAAACACTCAGGGCTTGAGGTATACAGTGTATAACTT